TAATGCGGGTGTTGGTGTTGGGGGTACGAATGAGTAGTGCAGGATGTTGATTGCTCGTACATCTCCTGCAGCTCCTAATAGGTATTTGCCGTTTTGGGCTATTTTGCTGGAGCCTGCTCCGAGGGTTGTGATTTGGAATGCGAATCCTGATTCATCCATTGATGAAACCCTTGAATCTGTGCAGACTACGGCGTAACCGTCTCCTTGTATTGCCACTATTGTTGTCATTGTTTGCCTTGTTGGATAGCGTTTTTTTTAGANTGTTACTGTTGGGAANGAATCTAAATAATCTTGTAGTACTAATTTGCGCCATTTTAGGGCGTATGTCAAGCAGTGTGAACACTTTATTGCTTTGTGGGTACATTCGGGGAGCCGTATGTTTCCTCTGCGCGCGGTGAAACTCCACGCCATTGAATCACTACTGGTCATTGCGTGTCCTACTTGTCGGAGTCCTGTTCTTTTCATGCCGAATCCGTGTAGTTTTAAACCATCTAGTGTCAAGGGTTCTACTATTGATTTTATTTCGTTGGTTGATTGCCTTCTACAGACAGAGCCAATACCAACTATGTCTTTGCTAAGTAGGTCTATTCCGGCTTTGCTAAACATGTCTACATGCCGGCGATACTGATCTAGTGTTTGGCCTTGTATGACAGGAACAATAGGTAGGTCTTCAGCAATCATCTGTAAATCTAGATAGTTGTTAACTGTTAGTTCCTGATGTTTTTCTATAGATAACCCAGTCTTTGCAAGCATTGCGTCTTCNCACATCCAGTCTTGTTGTGAAGCCCAGTCCATCATGCCTATTTCGTCTTTATACCGTCTTACGGCATTTGCGTACTCTGAAGCTGTTATTGTCCATCCACCAAACATGGATAGTTGTGTGAATCCGCCGCTGTCCAACGACCAGTTACAAATTGCCCTTGGCATGTTGACGTATCTTTTGATCCGATAATGAGAAACAAAGAGAGGTATATCGGCATGCTTTAGCCATGCTGGATTGTCTGTTCCTAGATAAAAAGTGAACTTTCTATTATCTGTTAACACTCAATAAAGCCTTCTGGGGCGTATAACGGGTTGAGAGTTTTCATTTGTGATCCCTTTTTCATAAGAACTCCCTCTGTTCCTGTTATCTCGCAGACACGCTTAGATATCAGTTCATATGCCGACACTATTTCTTGCATGTAAGTGCGTGTTTCTGGTGGTTCTTCTGTGTCAAAGTAGAAACGGAGAGCGCCGAACTTCTCTTTTATCTGATAAATCGTGTATTCGGGATCAATAACCCGTAGTTCTACATCAATTTTCTCTATAAGGTAGTACCAGCCCGGGTCGCAATCTATTCTTTTGTCGTAATCCTTGTGGAATCTGTCTAGCATTTGGCTCATGTATGGCGAATATAGGTGTCGTGTCATTTTTTGTCTCCTGTGCGTATAAAAACAAATGATATCACTGACTGTAAATGCTGTCTATAAGACCGACAGTTGGTATGCTTGTTATCTATGCGTGATATATATGATGTTTTTTCCCTTGTTTTGCAGGTAATACGATGGTAAAGAGCATTCGCCTAGATGTTGCTCCCCTGATCAGGTACATACAAGAGGACACTTCGTATAAGGAACTTGTATCTCGTGATGTTGTTAGGCATTGGAAGCGCGTAGGAACTATTGATTTGTATAGGGCTGATGCCTGGTGTGTAAAGTTGGGGATACACCCGATTGAAATATGGGGAAGCGGTTTTTACAGTAGTATGGAAGATAATGAAAATGGATAGAACAACTATTAAATGGTGGATTGACAGAGCCGGCGAACTAGAACAAGACCGCAATGAGTGGCGTGCAAAAGCAGAAACTCTCGCAGCGCAGATTGATGCTGAATCCAAAGACTCAAGACGTCTTATGGCTACACTCACAGAGACCCTAAGGCTTACACATGACTGAGCAGACTTGGACATGGCTCTTGTTCGCTATGGAGCTTGTAGGGGTCGCTGGAAGCTTCATAGTGGGTAACAGTAAGTGGTATGGGCATCTGATAGTCGCCCTTCACTCGTACCCGTGGCTTGCCTACGCAATTATCTTTGACAAGCCAGGATTCATGGCTATGTGGTTCCTTTGGCAGGGTGTTCATTTAAGAAATATGTTTAAGTGGAAAAAAGAAAGCAACAAATGAACAAAATAATTCAAAAATTCTCGGGCGACCTGTTTATTGTCGTAATGCTCGGTTTGGTTTCCACCACTACCGCTTGGACAGCAATTCAATCATCTCTTCATGGGGGTAGATCGTCAGATGCCGGTTCTGAGTATCAACTAATCCTGTCTGAAGCGAACAATATGTGGATTACAGCTGAAGTAAAATACCGAGACGACCTGTCTGTATGGAAAGACAAACAAGTTCGTGTGTTGGTGGACGGTGTTAGTATGGATGACATTTACTCCGACATAAAGACAGCCAATGGGTCTTACGAGTTGTATGTGTTTGCTATGCCGTGTTTTTATGAAAATCCAAAAGGGTTTCTACCAGGCTGCAAGGCTTATATGGACGAACTATATAACCCGTACACCGAAACGCACAAAAGCAGCGAGTATTGGACAAACTTGTCCGATACTGAGGGAAAACACAGCAATCAACTTCAGATGCTCACAGGACTATTCGCTGTTTCTTTGTTTCTTCTAGGTATCACAACCGTCATGAAGATGAAAAACCTTGTTGCTTATCTATCAACCTTTTCAGTACTCATATGGTTGTTTGGTGCTGTTGTTCTCGCAACTATCCCAACAGTATTTTCGTAAGGTTTTGTAATGGCGATTGGTAGCGAACCTGAAATAGGGGCCAACTTTGCAGTCTGGAAAGATATGTCAGAATCTGATCGTAAAGCATGGTTCAAGTACATGAACGACAATTGGGGCGATTACCTTCAGGCAGGGTACGCAACTCTCGTACACCACAAAAATAATCCCTATTACCAGATAGGCTTTAAAAATAAAAGGATATTTTTATGAAACTATTACACGGCGATTGTAGAGAAATACTAAAAAGTTTGCCTGATGCTTCGGTGGACAGCATTGTTACCGACCCACCATACGAACTTGGGTTTATGGGTAAGTCTTGGGATTCCACGGGCGTTGCTTACGATATGAAGATGTGGCAGGAATGTTTACGGGTATTAAAGCCTGGCGGTCATTTGCTGGCGTTTGGTGGAAGTCGCACTTATCATCGCCTTGCTTGCGCTATTGAGGATGCAGGGTTTGATGTTCGTGACCAGATTATGTGGGTGTATGGGTCAGGGTTCCCGAAGTCACATAACATTAGTAAAGCAATTGATAAGGCTGCTGGTGCAGAACGAGAAGTGATCGGACAGAAACTGCACGCACGAAAAGGTGTCGCTTCCGCAGAGGAAAGAACCACTATTGGGGCAGGTGCTTTTGGTGAAGCACGAATGGGAGATATCACTACCCCTGCTACGGATGGGGCCAAACAATGGGATGGTTGGGGTACAGCGTTGAAACCAGCGCATGAACCAATTGTGATGGCTCGCAAACCGTTAGATGGGACTGTTGCCAACAACGTATTGACGCACGGTACAGGCGGTATAAATGTTGATGATTGCAGAGTGGACTTTGTGTCAGACGAAGACAGAAATGAAAGCACCACAAAGAATCAACATCAAGATTTTGGGACTAAACCAATGACCAATAACAATGTTTATGGTGATTATTCAATGATGCAACCAGCCAACTACGACCCAACTGGTCGTTTCCCCGCTAACTTTATCCACGATGGTTCAGAAGAAGTGACTGAACTGTTAGGTAATGCTGCGCGATTCTTTTATTGCGCTAAAGCAAGCAAGGCTGAACGGAACGCAGGACTAGATGGATTTGAAAACAAATCGGCTGGCGAAGTTACAAATCGCAAAGAGGGTTCGGCTGGATTACAAAATCCACGAGCAGGCGCAGGCAGAACTACGGGTAATAAAAACTTTCACCCCACAGTAAAACCAATAGCCCTAATGCGTTACCTGGTACGACTGGTAACACCACCCAACGGTCTTGTGCTTGACCCGTTTGCAGGTTCAGGTTCAACACTTGTAGCAGCAACGATAGAAAAATTTGACTGTATTGGCATAGAAATGACAGATGAGTATTTGCCGATTATTGAAGCCAGGGTTGCTCACGCAAAAACTGATACATTGTTTTAATTGGAACTCACCATGCTAACTTTGGTTTAGTGCGAACCACAAAAATAAGGATTAAAATGAAATTCATAGTTAAGTTTATTGCATGGTCAGCAGTCGTTCTAATTGCAGCCATCGCTCTTATTGGTTAAGAACCAGCATTTACGACAAAATCTTAGGATTTTAAGGTTTTAGAAATTGAATTTTTCATTTTCTCAGGATTAACAGGAATTACTATTGCCGTTGCTGTAGCAGTGACAGCTTCATTACATATCATTTCGGCAAATATAATAATTTTATTTTCCTGAACATCAACTATTTTGCTATTTATAATTAATTCCGTATTGATTGGTGTAGGTCTTTTGTAGACCGTAGTTACTTCTGCCGTGGCGCAGTATTTTCCTGTTTGTTGACTTGTTCTTAATATTACATCGTCAAAAACAGAAGAGATAATTCCGCCATGCGCGGCATTGGCTATTCCTTGGTGGGCTTTGTTGAAAGAAACACGGAAAGATGTTTCACCATTTTGTGGACAAATCAATGGTGGTGCTAGTGGATTCATTAAACCAGACAAAGGATTCTTGTAGCGAAGACTGCGCCAAGGTGGAAGAAGTTCGTCTATTTTGGCTTCTTCTGTTAAGTGTTCTAGATGTTTTACGGTATTTGACAATTCTTCATTCTCATACAGTGGATCAATAAAATAAATATTGGTCATGATTCTACGCAGACTGGCAGTCATTGTTTTTACGGTTTCAGAAAGTTTGTATTTGCTATCTGGAGCATTTATTGAATCGTTGTATTCCTGCATGAGGTTTTCTTTTTGTATTTCTTCCATAAACAGAAGCATAGCGTTTTTGCGCCTGATAATATAAAACAATTAAGCCTTCGTAGCTCAGCGGATAGAGCAACGGACTTCTAATCCGCAGGTCGTTGGTTCAAGTCCAACCGAAGGCACCACTACAACAAAGAGGCAAAATGTCTGAAAATAAAGATTTTGAGAAACTAGTAATCCACATTTCCCGGGAACGGGCAGAAAAACTTGATTCAATCGCAGATCAACTTAAACTCTCGCGCGGTTCCATTATAAGGCAAGCGCTTGATGAGTTTCTTGAATCTAAAACCATAGATAAGAAAACCAAAAAATAGATAGTCGGTATTGACTACCAATCATCTGGGTCGTCTTCTTCTCCATCTCTACGGTTTTCGTAATAAAGAACAGCGTGTTTAATTTCAGGAAGTATTTCCATGCGCCAATCAACAGGCAGTTTGTTTAAAATATTGACAATGGTTTGATGCATGAGGTCAGCAAGGGCTGTTTCTTCAAGACACATTGAAGACATGATTCTCAACTCGGAAGTCAAATACTTTATTTCATCCAACAGATCAACATCTGTTTTCTGCTTTGATTTGCGCCTCAAGGACATTTAGCTTCTTTCAGCGATGTATTCTTTGCCACGATACATACACCATCCGTTATAGATAGTTGCAACTTCATATGAGAACTTGTGATCACCGGTTTCTTCATAGGTGATTACACCAATGCCTTGTTGCCAGTTTTCAAAACGTGTTAAAGGACGACCGTCTAGGTCTACCCCACCTCGGGTAGAAGGAATAGCACCATCAATACGAGCAAGACACCCAGGAGATGCAGCCATGATTGTCCTAGCACCATCGTAGTCTTCGCGTGTTTTAAACGCCGTTTCAATGCGGTGGATGTGCCCATAAATAACCGATACTTTCTCTGCATTCAAATATACATGTGCAGTAGAGCCGTTGGACTTAACTCTGTCACCATGAATAATTTTTAACTTTTTATTAATCCAAAGGTCAGCTGCTGGATATCCAGGCTTGTACTCAACACCGTAATCTTCCATACGGCAAAGATATGGAACTGAAAGAACAGGCCATGACTCTGGTGTCATTCCTTTTCTCAATCCATATGCCGCTCCAGCGTTTTGAACTAGATACTTCGGCATTCTTTCTTCGTGGTTTCCGGCAAGCCAAACAATCCGTGCGTGTGGTGCAGCGTCTCGCATTTGAGCGCAGAACATTGTTGCTCGGTCAATTGATGCTTGTGTTGTTTGTGCATACGACGGATAGTTGATGTACTTGCCCATTTCTGGAAGGTCAAGGTTGTCACCAACACAGGCAATCAAATCCGGCTTTACGTCTTTAATCATTGCTAACAAAATTGCAATTGCCGCATCGTCGTGTGTTGGTTCTAGTTCACCGTTCTTGTTTCTAAAGAAACCGAACTGTATATCGGGTACCACAATGCACGTTTTGAAGTCTGTTGCTGTTTTGGGTTTTGTCGTTGTCTTTTGTAGTTGTACTGGTTTCCCTTGCTGTACAACGGGCCACTCTGGACCAGACTCCCATTTTGGTGAAAATTGAATTGCGGCAAGGTCGTGAATTTGCGCTTCGCCTTGGTCATCTTTAATCATTGATTGATAAAGAGAAACACGTTTAATATCTCCGATTTCGGTGATATCAATATTTTTACGTTCTAGCATTTCTGCAATTGAACCAAGAAGTTTAGCGTTAGCTTCTTTTTTGTTGATACTTCCAGCGGCTTCTGTGAGACGATTTGATAGTCCGGGTGTTTTTTTGTTTGTAGTCATTACTGACCCTTTCCGCATCTGCACCAACCATTGCGGTGTTGAGTTATTGTGTCTCTTCCAATTTTCATGCCAGCACCAGATAGTTCAAGATGAATTATTCTTGTTGCTACTCTGCTTTCCAAAGCAAGTTGAAGCGCTTCTGATGTTTCTTTATCAAGATCTAAAAGTATCTTCCCCAAAGGACAGGGGGTTTTTGAACCAGACGAAATTGTTTTTAGTCTTTCGGACAGTTCTGACATGTGACTCCATTTTTGTAGTGCAGTTTGTTTGCTAACTTGACTTACTATAGAGTACAGTAAGTCTCGTGTCTAGACCCAAACCAAAACAATCTCGTCATCAGTCAAAGCGCGATCATGTTTTAAGAACACCTCTTGAGAACACAGTGAGGTCGGTTATTGGCGACACGGCAGATGTGAAACTGTTGGTTGAGAATATTCTTACATCTCTTGACGAGCAGAACATAATTTCATATATGCCTCAAAACATAGTGTCACTACTCACCCCATACGGAAGAGTGTTGATTCTGCTGATTGAAAGACCAGGACTAACAGTAAGAGAAATGTCTGTATTCCTTGGGGTTACTGAAACAAACATCACTAAAGCAATTACAAAGCTTCAGTCAGAAGACCTCATAGCAAGAACAAAAGTCAACGGTCGGTTTGAATACTCAATAGTCTTTGAAAACGCCGAAAACCACAGCGATATACGGCGCTTAATTTCCTTTATCAGTAAGATAATTACTCAACCTGAGTGACAAGCCAAGCAGCAAAAGCCTCATCTTCGGTAGGAATGAACCACACCTGACACTGAGCAATGTCTTTTTCCTTAGAGCCGGCGAAAGACCAAGCAATTTCTAACTCTTTCTGAGGCACACACACCCCGACATTGCATTCAAAGGCGTATATGTCAATAAACCACTTAACCACACATGAAGTTTCCCAGTGACTACATGGGGCATCTTCGGTACCTTGAAAAGGGCAGTGCACATTAACAATCAAAAGAGTTGATTTTTGGATCAATAACTCAATTTTGTGGCCATCTTTATGCCATATGAGTTCATCGGTTTGAGCAGTCATACAAGTAAAGTAGCACTTTAGGCGTTGTTTATTAGGCTAATTCCGATAAATCTTATTTTTTGGGTGGTACCCAGACAACAAGATAAATGTTTTATTTATGCAGGCTTTGGAAGGGCACGCCAGGCAGCTTCAAATTTAGCTGCGTCTTTTGCCATTTCTGGAGAAAGCTCTACGTGCAACCAAAGGCCGCCGAAACTTCCGGCATTGTCATCGGCGGTGAAAATTTTTACGCCCTTAGCCCCTTCGCCGCGGCTGCAGCGGAAGCCTCTTCCGAAGCCTTTGTTCTTGTCTTTTGCATTTGCATCAAAGGCATAGTCGTGAATTTCTTCAATACCGAGAGCTGCGGTGTTGGCCAAGAACCAATCCCACATTGCTACGCCAACCTTGCGATCCGTATATCCGATGTCTATGGCAGCCCCAGTTGCGTGAACTGATAGCCACTTTTCCATGCCTGGATCGCCAATTTTCTTACCCTCTGTGTGGGAGTTGCGCATAAGACGTGCGGAATAAATCCCCAGATTGCGGGTTTTCCAACGTGCCGCACAAAGTGCGTTTAATTTTTCCGTGCCAGGCTGTGCGCCCTTACCGTCAAATGCGGGATAATAGCTGTACTTACGTGCCACGATAAAGTCCTCCTAATTGGATAACTATATTATACAGTAGAACCTATTGCGCAGCAGCTTTCTTTTTGTCAACCTTGGCAAATACGTCGTTTATTTCTGAGGCGTCTATCTTGCCGTCATCAAGGAATGCTCGTGAAAGCCCTTCTACGACTGTGGCAACGCCCGCCATGCCCGCCATAAAGCATGCTTTCCAGAGAGGGATTCCCGCTATTGCTCCGGCTCCTATGACGCCAAGACCTGACGCAGCAAAGACTGCGATAATTCTAAGTAAAATGTTTTTAATCATTGCCATGTTTTTCATCGTCCGTTACTAATTAAAGTGTTTTTATTCTTCGCTTTTTGTGAACATCAACCCGAACACGTGAAGCACAAAGGCACCACCCGAAATGAGTAATCCCTTTTTTTGAGTGTCCCCACTCAGGGTAATTAGAACCAATGCTGTGCCAGCAAGGGTCCAAATCGTAGCTACCAGTTCATCTCTTAAATGACTAAACATGCAACCTCATTAAATGCATAGGGACAATACATATTGTATCATTTTAATTACAAGGTGCGCCTAATTGAAACAGGAGCAACCATTGCGCATGCGGCCATTGCTATAAGCACTCTTCTTGTGGAGACAGGAATGGAACTACCGATAGGCACGTATGTGTCAATCGGGCCCGAGAAGACGTTAATTTCAGATTCCATTGATTCTCTAACTTCGGTTGGGGCATTCTGAACTGCCTCTACAAGTTGTGCTGCTTCTTCTGGGGTGACATTAGTTATCTCAACTGCGTCAAAGATTTCTGTGGCTTGGTCGCCGTCAATGCTCTCCAAGACTTTTGCGCTAGTAGCAAGATCCGTTGCTTGGTCTTCGGTAACGCCATTTTCAATAACCGAATCAACTGCGGCCGCAACCTGTTCTTCTGTAACTGTTTCTGATTCCAGGACATTAACCAGTTCTTCAAACTGCTCTTCAGTAAGTGGCTCATCCAAAACCGCATCAATGATTGCATCAAACTTCTCGTCAGTGATTGGCTCGTCAAAGACGGCACTAAGAGCTTCGGTGAATTGTTCCGTAGTAAGTGGCTCGTCAAAGACTGCCTGCACCGCAGCGTCAAACTGCTCATCGCTAAGGGTCTTAGTGTTTTCAAAGACGGCTTCTACCGCGTCTTCAAACTGAGCATCAGACAATGGACCATCAAAGACGGCAGTAACGGCATCTTCAAACTGGGCATCAGACAGTTGAGTTGGGTCTTCAAACACAGTGTCTACGGCAGCAGCAAAGTTCTCGTCTGTTAAAGGCTCAGAGAAAACTGAATCAATAACGGTCGCAAACTGGGTATCCGTTAGTTCTTGATCAAGAAGAGAATTAACAACTGCTGTCAGTTGTTCTGGGGTCTCGGCGTCTGCGACTAAATCATCTACGGCATTTGCAAGTCCTGCATTAGACATAGGGCCGTCAAAAATGTCTTCAACAGCAGCATCTGCTGCGTCTTGTACCGCTTCTGGAACAACTACCGGCGGTTCATCCGTTTGTGTTGTTGTCTCTTGTTCTGGGGCATATTGTGGTATCGAGGTGGCGGGTCCATCGCCTTCGGTGTTACCTTCGCTCGCGGGTGTCTCAACTGGGGTTACCTCCACTGGTGTGTCAAATATTTTTTCAATAAGAGTTGTAGTAGTTGGCGAAATTGTTGTAACTGTTGTTTCTAGTTCTGGAGTTAAAACTGGAGTTGGGTCTAACTCGGGAATCGAGACAGTGGTGTTGTCTGTTGGAGGAAGAACAACCACTGGCTCGGTAGTAGTTGTTGTATTATTAATAGGTGAAATTACTATTATGCTTGTGGTCGTTGTGGGCGGTAATGATGTACTTGTCGTACTGGTAGTACTAGTAGTCGTAGTAGGTACAGTTGGTTCCAAAACAATCGCATCCGCGCTCGTACTAGGACCATATAAACAAGAACCGCTACCGACTCCAGCACATGGCCCATTCATTGCGTAGACCTTAAAACGAACAGATCCATATCCAGTTGTTACTGGGTTGCCTCCATCAAACATTCCATGACTAAGCAAATAACCAGTGTTCGCAGCAGTTGTCCAAACACCCCAACCACCACGCTCAACGCCATCGTCGTAGTCAACAAAATTCACTGAGTATCCATATATTTCAGTGTTGCTTGCTTCTGGTGCGTCCCAATTAAGAGTTACGCTTCCGTCTTCGTTCGCTACCGCAGTTAAGTTCTGCACAGCGTTGAAATAAGCAACAGAAAGACTTTCCCATGATTGCCCATCAGAGGACGTCATTACTCTGTTTCCTGTGCCAGAGTTTGCTACAGCAACATACTTTCCTGCACCATAAGCAACACCTTGCCATGAGTTGTTTGGAACCCCAGAACCAACTGTCCAGTTCGCGCCGTCTGTTGAATAAGCAGAGCGTGAATTAACTCCACCTTCTGCTACGGCAATAAACTTGTTTCCACCATATGTAATGTATTTCCACTGGTTAGCTGGGGTAAAACCAGCAGACCAGTTGACTCCATTTGTGGAGTAACCGCCGTATCTGTTTCCCGTATTCGTGCTGTACTCAAGCCATGAGAAACGACCGTTGCCAAACGCAACTGTTCGGATATCTACTATTGCACCAGGGTTTTGTGTTGA